TGCATCTTTCTTACTAATATCTGATGCTAATATTTCAGCGACTGATGTCATATAATTTGCTTGAACTAAACTAGTTGCATCAATTTTTAACTTACCGTCAATTACCTGACGTTGACATGAATTCAATATACGACGTATATCAGGATATCCGGAGTTAATAATTGTTACAAGATCTTTGTTATCATATTCAATCTTAAGATCATCTAAAATAGATACAATACGTTTAGCTACATCCTTTTTACTAGGAGGTATAATTGCAAATGTCTGACATCTACTTTGAATAGGATCAATAATCTTTTCGACATAGTTACATGTTAATATGAATCTAGTTGTTTTACTAAATGTTTCCATTAAGTTACGTAATGCAGCTTGACCATTCGGTGTCATATAATCTGCCTCATCTAGAATACATATCTTCCATTTACGGAATCCAATTGTACTTGCAAAGTTCTTAATCTTTGTACGTACAGTTTCAATATTGTTTTCATCTGAAGCGTTGATATACATAATATCAGCGTCTACATTATTTGCAATAATTTTTGCTAATGTAGTCTTACCGGTACCGGCTCCTCCATAAAATAATAAATGAGGAACATCACCGTTTTCAATATAAACTTTAACCTTTTCAATGATATGTTCATTACCGACATAACCATCTAATGTACTAGGGCGAAACGATTCTACCCATAAACTATTTTCTTGATTACCAAACATTATACGCGTTTTTTAGCTGTTTTAATTACAGATGACATAAGTATAAGCATGGATGATATATCATTATTTGCTTGTTTTTTATATTCATCTTGTAACGTAATATATAAACTTTCTGCCATAGAAACAATACTTTGCCAAGGATTTTCTTCAATTATTATTTGTTCAACTATTTCTTCTTCTAACTGCTCAACAATTGGCGCTGTGGCTTGTTCAATAATTGTTTCTTCTACCGTAATAGTTTTTTTAACTCTAGGTCTACGTTGCTTAACAGCATTAGTTTCAACAACTTCCGGTTCTTCTTGTTTTACTTTTTTCTTTGCCATATTATTTTCCTGTACTTCCATATCCACCATCACCACGTTCTGTATCACTTAAATTATCAACTTGTTCCAATTCAATACTCGGATAAGGCATTATTACTAATTGTCCTACACGTTCACCCTCTTGGAATCTACGTACATTAGCAAAATACTCCTTACGTGCAAACTTATATCGAAATCTAATTTCTCCACGATATCCGCTATCTACTACACCTACACAATTAGCAAGTACTAAATCTGTTTTAGATACTGATGATCTAGGAAACAGAAGACCTACATAGCCTTCCGGAATTTCAACAGCGATACCAGTATGATACTCTAGAAAATTATAATCCGGATCAACGGTATATTGTATTGCTGTCATATCCAGGCCAGCATCTCCCGGCTTTGCATAGCTAGGAGTTACTGCCTTTTCAGATAATTTTTTAAAACGTACTTTCATATTATGCAGTTTGTAATTGAACCAAATAATAAGTTGATGTATAGTTTTGAGATGTAAATGTTACACGAGCCAAACCTGCTTCTGAAATCTCTAACTTAGATGTTTCTGCATCTTTATTCGCTTGAAGAATTTCTTTGAATAGGTTACTAGAGAAACATACTACATTCATATCTCTGTTAATAGTACCAGCTACTTCAAACTTAATACGACTAGTATTGATAGATGAATAGTTTACAATAAACTCAGCTTTACCATTCTTACTATGTACACCAAAGTTTTCAGACTCTGGCAATGCATTTTTAGCTTTGATAAATCTACTTACAAAGTCTTTATCTAATGGTACCGTTACATTCCAATCAGGTAATTGCTTTAACTCAGGCACTTGACGAATAACAGATAAATCAGCTAACATAAATGTCATGTTAACTTCCTTATCAGAAATATCCATACTAACAGCTTTACCGTCAATTTCCTTGACTTCAATTTCAACATCATCTCCTACTGCAGATAACATTTTTACCAATTGAGGTGTCGCATATACACCTAATGTCTGATTACCTAAGTCAATATTAGCTGATACCGATCCAATAACGTTCTGGTCATCAGTAATAAAACTGCTTTGTAATGATCCACCACTTGCATTCCACTTAACTGAAGTAGTTGCGCCGGCTAGGTGATAACGGCTGATGTAATTTAATAGTTCTGTCTTTTTCATATTATATCTCGAAGAATTGAGTTATTACGTTATTATTTACCATGTCATTAGTTGTTCCACCATACTTGCTATACAATTGAATATTCTTTTCATAGATATGTAAAGCCTGGTCTGGATTCTGAAACATCTCTTCCATACTCATTAATATATTATATAAATCCGTAGGTACAACCGTTTGTAGTAATTCGTTATGACAATGTACAATTTGTTCTACTTGCTTAACCGTTTCATTATATACAAACAAGTTATTCAAGGTCATCTTCATTGTAACATCGCCTTTATAGTTAGCAACCTCTCCAAAAGTAAATCCTTCACTTACCGGATGACCATATGGATTAGGTACTAGGTCAGTTGGATTATAAGGAAGATTATCACCTTTAGGAAAATACAAATGAGTAAATGTCATTTTAGTTAACTGAGGTGAATGAAGATATGTACCGTATACAGGATATTGTCCTGGCGAACTAGAATCTGTTGATACTTGAATTCTACCGCCATGATACTTATTTAACATTTTTTGGAAGAAGCTTAACATAAAGAAATCAGATATCTTTGAAATACCTAATACGTGTACATACATGTTACGTTCTTTTTCAAACTCTCTATGTTTAAGCATCGGTACTAACGCTGCCATAAATAATGCTATACCTTTCTGAGTACCACCGATAGACCATCCATTAAAATCAAAGTCCTTAACTCGATTATACCAGATCTCATATTCATTAACATTGTTACCTTGTACAACATTTAAGAACTTACATTTACCAGTTTGATTCTCAGCAAAGTATTTGAAGTTATCATAGCTAATATCTAAACATTCATAGAACTTACCATCATACTTTACACGAGGTGGAATATCAAGATTAACTCCAATATCACAGTTCTGTTCTAACCAATGAAAAATAGTTTCTTTGAACTTCGGATCCCATTTAATCGCACCTGTGGCTAACTGGAAACCTCCCGAATCACCCATTACCTTTACATCTGACTCAAGTCCATATCTTTGACGAGCATCCATCCATTTATAATGATGTCCCGCCGTAATTAGGAAATAAGGATGTCTCCATGGTTCCGGGAAGTCCTTTGAATAGAAGCGGCTAGTTAGTCCTGGCTTTACCTCTTTGTTGTTTTTAAAGTCGCCAGCACAGCCTCCTGCTGATAATGACGGATAGTATATTAGATTTTTCATTATAGTCCTAACTCTAATTGATTGTTTTTTACTTCACGATTAATAAGTGCCTTACAATATTCTGTTTCATGCCAAATACAAATCTCTTTATCAAAATCATTAGCAATAATGTATCCTTCCATTTGTCTACCTAAGTCAGAACGATCTACAATATCATAATGAGTTTTAGTATTACCTAATACAGTATTCAATACCGACAATGCATTTTGTACATCAAATGGCTTATATAATCGACTAGAATCAATAAACTCTGGAAATGATCTAAAATTAGGGAACACAATATCAGCTCCGAATGCAGTCGATTCAATAACAGTCCATGATACATAATCTTGTAATGATGTATTGAACTGTACCTTGCATGTCGCTAACTCTGTATAATATTCTTGTTTAGTCAATCCTTTTAACATTTTGAATCTAGGCTGACGCTTAGCTAATGCATTCATTGCATCGATAACACCTGGTAACATACTACGGAACTCTTTGCCGGACGTTGTTACATGCCATTCATATGTCGGATGTTTTTGTAGGAATTGTTCAGCTACTTCCATCATAAAGAATGGATTCTTTTCTTTATCAAATCGACTTGAATATACAATTACATTTTTCTTATCCAATGTATTCCATTCAGGTAATACGTCTAATGTAGCTTGTTTATGAATTGGTAACGATACAACATGAATAGGAGCTTTAAAGCCGGCAGCTCTTAATTGTTCCTTATGAATAGTACTTCCTACAAAGATACCAGTCATACGTTGATCCAAGCCTAATTCATAATGACGCATCCAATATGCCATTGGATATGTAAAATCATATTCATCAACTGACTGTGCATGTAACATGGCATAAACCTTAACTTTGATATTATACAAATCTAAAGCATACCAAATAGCATCTAATCCAGGAGTCCAATAGTCTTGCAAGAAAATAATATCCCCATCCTTGACAATACCATCATAAATCATCTTTAAGAAGTTTTGACATTGTGATAAACTATATTTACCTCTACCAATAGCATCTAATACAGCTCCTACTTTAATTTCTTGATCGGGATCAAATTCTCCTGGCATTGGAATAAAGTTTAAACGATCCTTATATGCTTCAAACGTCTTGGGCATCCACTCTGTACATAATTGATATGTATAACGAGCTTTTAATGGCTCTAGGCCAAAATAAAATACATTTCTTTTCATATTACTTTAATCTATCGAATTTATAATCATCTGGATTGATTTCCATTAAGTTGCATTTCATAATCTGATGTACTCGGTACCAGCCAGCATCAATTGACAATGTATCAGTTTTCTTTAGTTTAGCCAAATGACTATCAGGGATACGATAGATAATATGTGCTCTATTAAATACTGACATTGGAATATGATCTAATGTATCAGCCGTAGCTTCAACCGTTACAATTTGACGAGTCTTAAGAACCATATGAACAATTTCCCAATTATTCGTTTTAATCATTTCACGTACATACTCAATTGTAAAATATGCATGCGGATATTCTAAAATATCTCCAGGAATACCACTTCTTATAAAAACTGTTTCAATGTCAGAGTATCGACCTTCGACCTCTTTACCATACCAATACTGCTCACCGTACATAACTTATTATTTTTAATTTGATTAAATATAAATACAAACTCTTAAAAAACCTAAGAAAAACTAAAGAATTTTCCCATATTGTTATTCTCAGGAACACTACCCCAATTCAGAGCCTCATAGAAGTCATTTAATTTATTTTGGAATGCTGACTTAAAGATCTTATCATGATCAATATACTGTTGTACAAAATTCCAAATAGGTTCTGGATCATCATATCCTTTTAGGGCACATGAATCCAAGTTTAATGGATTGGCCTTTATATAACACCATTTAATCTTTTCACCATCCATAATCTCACGAATATTTGTAACACCATGATGCTTAAGTAAATCATTATAGTTTAATGCTGACTTAACATGGACCGGCGTACCTTTTGGCCGCATTGCAAATGGCTTGGCATGCTTAGTTGTATACTTGCTTATCTCCTTAACGCCTGTAGGTGCCATGATATCTAATATTGGTAATGTCTTAAGATTATCTTTGAAATCTAAAATTTTAGTATCTAATGCTGTCTTATCAATATCATTTAAGATATCTTTCAATACCTCAGACATGAACTTACGAAATGCTACCGGGAAACTTGATCTTACAACGTCCATACCTTTAACATCCAAACGAGATATGGTATGTCCTTCCTGATTAATTAACCATTGGGCATATCGTTTCTTTGCAATCCAAATACCTGCTTTAGCAACAAACTCTTGTTTAATATCAAATCTATGAGTATTAACATTATGAAACTTACTGGCATACATATCATATGATTTGTTAATGAAGGCTTGTACTTCGTTAGCTACTTCAATAGTTTTTTCTGCCATCCATTGTTCATCTGTTACGTTACCGTCGGGATATCGTTTCTGAATGATAGGTAACGATGAAAAGAAAGTCGAA